GGAACCAGTACGGTCGATGGCTCGGACGTTTCTATTTACCTTGGAAATGCGCCTTCTAATTATGGTTTTGACATCACTTATGAAGGAAGCGGTGGCGGTAATGCTAATGCTTTTGTTATCACATCAACTAATCTTGGAAGCCCTAAAGAACTATTACGATCTAACCAAAATGGGATTATTAACTTACCCCAACTAGGTGCCGCGGTAGCCGGCAATTTAATATGGCACGCAGGCAACGATGGTACAGGCTCTGGTCTTGATGCTGATCTTTTAGATGGTCAACAAGGCTCGTATTACGCAGCAGCATCATCTCTCAGCAGTTATCTGCCGTTAGCTGGCGGCACAATGACCGGCACGTTAGACCTTGGCGCTCAGAACATTGCAGTAGATTCGCAGAAAGGTTTTGTAAACTCTGGTCCTTGGACTAGAAACGCAACACCTTATGGTTATATTGACTTTGGCCCTGCTAATACCAATTATGCGCATATTTATACAGATAGACCTAGTTTTTACTTTAATAAAAATTTATATGTAGCTGGTCAGAGAGTATTCCACGATACCTATCACCCTAATGCTGACAAGCTAACCACTGCTCGTACAATAAACGGTGTGTCGTTTGACGGTAGCGCGAATATTACTGTTGCAGACGCGACTAAGCTGCCATTAACAGGCGGTACGTTGACAGGTGACGTAGTAATTAGCAAAGCTGATGCTAAATTAAGGCTTTACGATTCAACAGGTACTAATGGAAACAATCCATTTATTGAATTTGATACCACAGCATCCCAAGGCATTAGCATAGAGTTAAATATATACGATACAGACCTTCCTTTAGCCGGATACGGTCTTGTCGTAGGCCCATCAACGACTAATACTCAGTTTCCTACGACCGGAACTTTAACCTTTAATGTTTTAGGCGAGATGTATACTGGTGGCACGACACTCGGTTCCTTAAACAAAGTATTCCATGACAGCTACCACCCCAACGCTGATAAATGGACAACTGCTAGAACTCTAAGCCTTACCGGAGCTGTCACTGGCTCTGTTGCAATGGACGGTTCTGGTAACGTCTCTTTAGCCACTACTGCTACTGCTGATCCTACGCTTACGCTTTCTGGCGATGTCACAGGCTCTGCTACGTTTACAAACCTTGGTAACGCTACGCTTACTGCTACCGTTGCGGATGATTCTCATAACCACATCATTAGCAATGTAGATGGGCTGCAAACAGCATTAGATTCTAAGTTAAATCTATCTGGCGGCACGATGAGCGGAGACCTACTTAATAGCCGCGATATTTCTGCGGGGTGGGGTACAGGTAGTGTCTCGTTGACCGTAAATGATGGCGATGGAAACGCTAACGTAACTTTTAATCATCGCAACGGTGACGCAGAGCAGGCTGGAAATGTTGGAAGAATAGAGGTCAACGTAGATAGTACCTCTAACGCGAAAATGGATTTTGAGGTCAGAGATAACGCTTCCGCTGGCCCGATTACCATCAACAACTATGGTATGACGCTAACTCAAAACTCGCTGACTATAAACAACAGTGGAACAAGCGGCGGCGGTACTCTAAATGCTGGTACAGTCAATGCCACTACATTCTCTGGGCCTCTATCTGGCAACGCGACTACCGCCACCGCTTTGCAAACAGCAAGGAATATAGCTGTAACCGGCGCAGTAACTGGTAATGCAAACTTTGATGGTTCTGGAAATATTAGCATTGCCACCACTGCTACCGCCGACCCAACTTTGACGCTTGCAGGTGATGCTTCGGGTTCTGCCACGTTTACTAATCTTGGCAACGCTACGCTCACTGTTACGGTTGCTGATGATAGCCATAATCACATTATTAGTAATGTAGATGGCTTGCAGACTGCGCTTGATGCAAAACTAGCAAGCTCTAGCTACACGGCTGCTGATGTATTAACTAAGGTAAAAACCGTAGACGGCTCAGGCTCAGGGTTAGACGCTGATTTGTTGGACGGTCAACAGGGCAGCTATTACACCGGCTACACCGACACCTCCATTGCCAATCTTGTAGCTTCAGCTCCTGCTACGCTAGACACGTTGAATGAACTTGCTGCTGCGTTAGGAGACGATCCTAACTTCGCTACTACAGTAACAAATTCTATAGCGACTAAACTACCGTCCAGCTCCTACACGGCTGCTGATGTCTTAACTAAGATTAAAACAGTAGACGGCGCAGGCTCAGGATTAGACGCAGACCTTTTAGATGGGCTGTCATCAAACGCTTTCGTAAGGTCAAATGCCAACGATACGAAAACCGGATACCTAGAAATGCAGGATGGTTCTGCAAACTTTATTGCGCTCGGTAACGGTAGTGATTTCCGTATGTGGCACGACGGATCAAATACAATTTTCCGTAACTACAATCACCCAGACGGAGACATGATTTGGCAGACTGAGGGAACAAGTGGTGTTGTACATACTGCCATGATTATTAAAGGCGATACGACTGCTCCTAAAGTTGAGCTTTACTTCGATAGCGCCAAAAAATTAGAGACAAATACTGGCGGCGTAACGATTACCGGGACGGCCACAGCCACTACATTCTCCGGCGCCCTGTCTGGTAACGCCTCAACCGCCACAACCCTGCAAACAGCCCGCACAATCAACGGTGTTAGCTTTAACGGCTCTGCAAACATCACCGTAGCCGATGCGACCAAACTGCCTTTAACTGGCGGTACGCTGACAGGTACTTTGAATGGCACAGCAGCCGACTTTTCAGGGAATGTAGACGCTAACACCATTACCACTGGAGTAGGCCAAGGTAGGGGCAAAATATCTGTTTGGAGTACCAGTACCTACGGCATAGGTATGGCGACAGGGTTTACCTTTGGCGGTATCGCCAATGATTACGCTATGACCTTCCAGATGAACAATGCTAATAATCGTGGTTTCTGGTGGGGAGATGACGGTCATACAAACGCTCAAGGCGCAATGGCGCTAACCACTGAAGGTTTGCTAACCGTTGCTAGCGGTATGCGCTTGGGTTATGGGCAATTAGATACTACAGCGCCAACGACAGGGCAGCTTGATGTAAATGGCACAGTCAACGCGACTACATTCTCCGGCGCTCTGTCAGGCAACGCTACAACCGCTACAACTCTACAAACAGCCCGCACAATCAACGGCGTTAGTTTTAACGGCTCTGCAAACATCACCGTAGCTGACTCCACTAAACTGCCTTTGACTGGCGGGACGATTACAGGCGCGTTAGATATTAACGGAAATTTAAACGCCGTAGACAACATTTACCTTGGAGCTAATCTTTACCACGAAGGCGACACAGACACTCGACTGCTATTTGGTACGAACACCATCACGCTTCAGACAGCCGGTAGCTCCGAGATAACGGTAAATTCTACAGGTGTGCGTCTAGGCGACACAGGCAACGGATATTTCCAACCTGTCTCGGGTAGCTACGGTTCTATTCAAGTTGACGGCGGCGCTCACGGTGGTTACGAAGGCTACAGCATCGGCGGTCGCGCCGTGTTTATGCATAACAACTCGACTACAACCGGCATTTACAACGACGTAGATAATGAGTGGCTTATAAACTGTGTCCATAATGCCGCAGTTAGTTTATATTACAACGGCACATCAAGGCTGCAAACGACTAATATAGGCGCTAATGTTTCTGGGACTATGAACGCAACTGCGTTTACAGGTGACGGCTCTGGTCTGACTAATCTTCCATCTAGCGGCGGCTCTATACAAGCTACAGCATTTACCCCTTTCCAAGATGGCGATTTGGTTTGTATAACTTCTGACGGGTCTGCGTCTATTTTAAATGGAGCGTTGGAATCAGCAGGAACTGCGCTTCAATTTAATAATGATGACGCAAGATACAGCCGTATTGCTTTTAATCCTAGTAAAAACAAAATATGCATCTGTTATGAGGATGATAATTTTTCTGGTTACGGTGCGGCGGTTACAGCAGGTGTTTCTGGAACTACAATTAATGGATTTGGAACAAAAGTGATATACGAGTCTTCTGTCGTAGCAAAACAGACTATTTGTTATGACTCAGTAAACGACAAGTTTGTCATTGCGTATGACAACACAGGCGCTGCTGGAAATCCGGGCAAATGCATAGTAGGTGAAATTTCTGGCACTACAGGAAGTTCACTTACTTTTGGTTCTTCGGTTACTTTTGATTCTGGTGATGTCAAATCGCTTAATTCTATTTATATACCATCAATTGATAAAGTAGTTATAGCATACTGTGTTGGTTCGTTTAATTATCTAATCGCGGGCACAGTTTCTGGTACAGCAATCTCTTTTGGCACAATAAGATCCACAGGGCTTACAAACACTGTTTGGAACTATGGTTTGGCTTTTGATCCGGTAAAACAAAAATTGTTAGTTCTTGGCGCAAACATATCTACAGGAAATAAAGAAGTAGTAATCTGCTCTATTTCTGGAACTACAATCACGCAAGGATTGGTTACAAACATTCAAGTAAACAGTTATCAAAAGTGGTTGTATGCTGTTTACAATGAAGAATCTGAGTGTTTTGTGGTTTGTTATCATCAATCTTCCGCTAGTTCGAGTTTTAAAACTATTATTGCCTCTTCTACAAGTAATGCCATTGAGCTTCAAGGCGACGCCAATAATTTAGGTTATCAAACATACGGTTTTGAATACCAACCCCAAACAAAAACTTGTGTTGCTATCACCTATACCTCTAGTACAAACGCTAACGCCTTTAATATTACGGTTAATAATGATGCCTACCGCACAATTAATTTGAGTAGTAATTTTCCTATTACTCTTGGCATCGCGCCAAATGTAATTGGTCTTAATTACGAGGATATTGGCACAACAGTAATGTACAACGGGACAATAGGTTTAGCATATAACGACCTTAGTACGCGCGGGTATGGACAAATATATCAAGGCGGTTGGAATAATTATTCTTCGTTTGTAGGTATTTCTAGCGCCGCTCACGCACCAGGAACTACAGTTACAGTTCAAACTGTTGGGGCAGTGGATGACGCGCAGTCTAATTTGGTTGCAGGCGTAAAATATTATATTAATTCTTCCGGCGAACTATCCAGAACCCCTACCGATATTTACGTTGGTATGGCTTTGTCTGCAACGGAAATTCTGATCAAAGGGTAAAATCATGAAAACAATTATTCAAAATAGTACAAACTGTTCTAAGTATCTCTTTGCAGATGACAAACAAGTAAATATGAAAGAGACGCATATAGAAATTGGCGACCCTTCCGCATTGGATGTGATTATTGCCGATATGAATTCTGGCAACGCTACGCTCATTGAAAACGTGATTGAGCCAGATGATTGGTATGGTTGTAAGTACAACTATATAAACGGCGCTTGGGAGTTATGCCATGACTGGGTTGATCCTCGCGTCAAAATAGAAACCACTGAAACTTAGGAGTAAATCTGATGAGCAAAGACAACAAACCTCAAATGATTACAATCAACGATGTTGAGTACGATACAGCTAATTTTACTGAAGAGCAGATTGTCATGACGAATCACTGCTTAGACCTTGATCGCAAGATTAACAACATGAACTTTCAAAATCAGCAATTGCAAGTGGGTAAGGATTCTTTTCTGAGGATGCTTACTGAGTCCTTGGAGACTGTTGATGTTGTTTCTGACTGATAGGACATAAACTTGAGCCTTCTTGATTACGCTAAAACAGACAGACAACGCGAAGCGATTAAAGCGTGGCAAGACTGCGGTGAAGTTGTTGCTAAAGCGGCGGGTGTCTTAGGCGTTTCTCCGTCTACAGTACGCGACCATATTGGTGCGGTTAAAAACGCTGCGGCTGCGGCGGGCTATAGTGAGAATTTCGATGCTAGACGGCTAGTTCCTGAAGGCGAAATTGTCATTGGTCGTAGTATCTACACCACCACAGACGACAACGAGAAAATCTGGTTAAAGACCAAGAGGACAATGACCGAAGCAGATCGAGACAAAGCTCTGCAAGGTTTTGTTGACGGTCTGATTAAAGGTCTTCCTAAGTACAAGCCTAAAGCTAAGCCCAAGGCGAAGAAGTTTGCTGATGACCTTCTGCCGACCGTGGTAATTGGTGATTCGCATTTTGGGATGAGGGCTGATGCTAGAGAAACGAAGGAGCGTGACTACGACACCAAGATAGCGTCTACAAGTATGCTTGATGCTATTGATTACTTGGTTGATTCCGCTCCTGCTTCTGAGCAATGCCTGTTAGTAAACGTGGGAGATTTTATCCACGCTAACGGCTCGGCAGGAACTACCTTTGGCGGCACTAGGCTGGATGTAGACACTCGAATCGAGGTCGTATTAGAGACTGCGGCGCAGACGTTTATATTTGCAATAGAGAAGATGCTATCCAAGCATAAGAACGTCACTGTAATTATGGCTCGAGGTAATCACGACTCAGATACAGCTATTGCGCTTGCGTTGATACTCAAGTTTTATTACTCAAAAGAGAAAAGGGTAAACATACTTGATCCTCATGGCTTTTTTCATACTTTGCAGTACGGAGCCAACCTCATCGCTTGTCATCATGGTGATAAAGTCAAAGCAGCTAAGTTAGGCGCTATTTTGCCTAAGATGCTACCAGAGCAGTGGGCTTCTACTAACTATCGTAAGTGGTTAGTCGGTCACGTTCATCACCAAAACGTCCTTGAGACTGATAACGGCGTTTTTGTGGAAACATTTGGTACACTAGCCCCGCCTGATTCGTGGCACGCAGGAGCAGGATATGGCGCTTCTAGCGTAATGACTCAGATCGTATTTCACAAAGACGGTGGTGAAGCTATCCGTCACGTTTACCAAATCAGAAGCCCCCGCAAAGCTCCTGACCTGACGCTATAGGTATAAAAATGGAAGACCGATTACACCGAGTGGAAGCTAAAATTGACAAGCTCCAAGAGGCGGTTATCTCTCTAGCGCGTGTTGAAGAGCAGTTAGTGACTGTGTTTAATCGTCAGTCTTCGATTGAGTCTAAGGTAAATGGCCTCGATGATAAGGTAGATCGTTTATCTGAAAGCGTGATAAAAGGTAAGTCAGCCGAGCGTATCGTATGGTTAGTCGTAGCTGCCGCGATTGGCGCAGCGTTTAGATTCTTAGGATAACTATGGAAACCATCCCCTTTCCAAATAAAATAAGCGACAGATTGACCGACGAAGCGATGGATAAGCTCGGTGAGTGGGTCGAAGAGTATGTAGAGAAGGGCGTGAACCAGGTTAGCTTGATAGGTCTGATGGAGATATATAAGACCTCTTTGGCGTATAATCTACTGGAGGACGAATACGATGATGACGAAGATTAGAACGGCGTTTAAGGCGCTACAGAAGGGTAAGGCTGTTGCTGACCCAGCTAAGTGGAAGAGTCGCCAGATAACCGCTACGGCGCTCACAGGAGCGATATGGGCGGCTATACAGGCTGCGGAGGCGTTTGGGTATGCGATACCAGTGGACGAGGCTACCGTTGATTCTGTGGCTGTTGGGGTTCTTGCTGCTGTCAACTGGCTGCTCACACTATCAACATCTGAGAAGGTCGGGGTGTAGTCTCGGCGTTAAGCCTGTAATCGTGAACCCGCACTGGGTTGAAGTCGTACCGAACATCTATGGCATCGAGGCCATCTTATTAACTGCGGAGTGTAAGATATGAGTTTGTTTGAATACTTAGGTTGGGTTAAACGTCTCTGGTCAATGGTAGTAGAGATCGTCAAATTGATTGAGGAGACTATCCCTGATGATGGAGCTGGTAAAGAAAAGCTCGCTGCGTTTGATCTCATGCTTAAGGCGGCTATTGAAAAAGCTGACGATATTGATGCTGAGTTTGATAAGTTGCAGCCTGTTGCTCACGATATCGTTTCTAGCGTTATTACTCTCTTTAATACCGTGGGAATATTTAAACGATCCTAATGACTAGACTAGAAAAGCTACTCATCAAGCATGAGGGCTACCAGAAGAAAGCATATGAGGATTCTGTCGGTGTAGTCTCCATTGGAGTCGGCAGAAACCTTGATGACCTGGGATTGTCTGACGAAGAGATCATGTATCTTTTGAACAACGACATCATGCGTTGCGATAAAGAGCTGATTAACTGTTTCCCCTGGTACTCACAACTGAGCCGGGTTCGTCAGGAAGTCATGTTAATGCTTTGCTTCAACCTTGGATTGACGAGGCTGCGTAAGTTCGTCAAGGCTCTGTCCTGCATGGAGCGTGGAGAATTCACTATGGCTGCGGATGAGTTCTTAGACTCGAAGTGGGCTAAACAGGTCGGAAACCGAGCGATAGAGCTGACAGAGATGCTTATTACAAACAGGTATCCTACGGCTTAACATTCTCTAGCTTGGCAATCTCTGACTCAATGATGAAGTCGCAGAACTGCTTGATCTTCCGCAGGTCATCTATCCCGCCCTTATCTCTCCATCGAGTCGCATACTTCACTATGCATCCCTCTGCAAACGGTAGCTGATTCGCCATGATGTATTCTATTGGCTGAATCTTCATCTTCTTGTAGTGATCGCCAGCTACTTGGTAGTCAGTGGATTTCATGAGTTATCCTCTTTGTAATTTATAAGCGTTTCTATTGGAGACAAAAGCTCTTTTGGTACGCCAATACACTCATAAACTGTAGGTCTTTCGTGTTTTCTAAATTTTTTGCGGCTAATGCAGCCCAATATCTCAACACAGTTTTCAGGCTTAAATTTGGCTACTACAGCTACTTGAGCTTTAAAGGCTTTCATGGATTTGAATATTAGCTCGGTCTTAGGGTGTGATCTGGTTTTTACATCAACTTTAAGATCGCCATAGATAAAATCAATACCATAATCTACGCCTACTTTATCAAAGTCCATTTCTAAGCCTAATACTTTCGCTACAGCCAGCTCGCCAACCATTCCTATATAGTCCACGCTTAAATCTGATTGATCCTTTGCAAACCTTTGATTCTTTATATTGGTAGACCTTGCATAGTTTGTCCTTCTAGCTGCTGCGTTTTTGCATTGTTCTAGCTCTGCTTCGCTCATGATTACTTGCATTAGCTGATCCTACTCTCATGGTATTTAATCTGCTCTTGAAGCTGAGACAATATGTCTTCGTACTCTGGGAGGGATATCTTCTTTACGATATTAGGACGGCTGACCATATCGTCTACATAGTCTTTACCATAGTAGTCATACATCCACTTCTGATAATTATGAGAAACAGTCCCTGCGCCCTTACCCATCTGTAGATTGCATCCTGCGCATTGGGGATGGATGTTCTCTATCTCTAACGCGAGATGGTGAGTGCCTCCTTTGCCTTTTGCTATGTAGTGACCGCCATGCATCCCGTCCCGATAATGCTTAACCACTCCACAACTGACACACTCTACATAGCCGTATTCATCAGCAGAAGAGATCCTGGCTAATAACTGGATAGCCACTAAGCATTTCTTTCTTACCTGAGCTAGAGTCGGCAAAAGTAACCTGTCCTTAGCGCGTCCATAACCTTCAGCGCTCGTCTTTGTGTCTCATCATCAAACTGATTGAAACGCATTGATAGGAGTTCCAAAGAGAATTGACGCTTGGTAACTGGTACAACCTTTTCAAGCTGACGTATATCTCTTGGCTTTTCCCACGTTATCTTAGATTCATCTCTGCTCTTGTCGTTGCCTGAGTTGATCGCCATTGCTCAAACCTCATATTAAATACTTGTATCTTATGCTTAAGCATTACCGCTTGTTCTATGGCTACCTTGAGACCTTCTAATAACTGTAGGTACTCAGGATGCGAGTAGGCGTAACGCTCTTGCTTCGCTATTGGCATGGAGGGGTTAGTCCTTTCTGCCTCTGCCATAAGTATAGCCTTTTTCGACTTACGGAACTCCATAAGATACATTCTGTTGGCTTCAGCCTCAGAGTATTGTCTGGTGATTTTCTCAAGCTCTGCGAGAGTATTTCCTGCGCTCGAATTCGTTTCTGACATATAGTTCAACTCGTTCACGTTGATCTGTAGGGACTTCTTTTAAAGCAGCCCTTCGCTCTTCTACTGTTTTAAGATTAAGTATCTCGTCAGCAAAATGCCTTGGGCGCTTGTGGTTGTTAAACATCAGGCGGTCTGCCTAGCGTAGCGTATTCAAACCCAACTTCGATGTGCGAAGTCTGTAAACGTACAGAGCTGTGTTTCTTACGCACAACATATCTATTGTCTCTTTGAAATACATAGTATTTGAAACGCTCTTCTACTGCGCAATACTTGGCTTCCTCTAACGCTGCCTCAAGATCGTCAAATGTCTGCATTGTTGACTCCTAGTCGCAAGAACTCTATAGGACTAAGCTGTAATTCAGTAGCAACTTTGCAGACCAGCGACAGAGGCGCGTCTTCCATGTGCCTCCATCGCGAGATATGCTGCTTTCGCACATCAAATCGCTTCGCAAGATCAACAGACTTAATGCCGTTGATCTCCTGAGCGATTTTCAGTGATTTGCCGAAGTTAAACTTATACATCAGAATGGCAGGTCGTCATCAAAGTCTACTTCATTAGACACCACAACTGGCGCAGCGGAAGGTATCTCGTCTTTAACCTGAAATGACAGGCTGACCAGTGGCTTCTTGCCGCCCTCGCTTGATGTCCATGCAGAGACCCAGTATTCAACGCCATTTATTTCTGCGCTTCCACGCAGTTGCGGATGCTTCTCAGTGGTTCGCTTGTCGTTCTTCCAAAGTGCGCCACGGTTATTGTTATCGTATTCCATGTTATTTCCTCAGTTTTTCGGTTTCGGATTGAATGATAGTAGCAGTCTCAATAAGTAAAGGTTCTGCCAGGCTTAACAGTTTGTCGTCTCTCTTTACCTTAATTAGAAGTGGCTCTAAATCAGGATGGTATGAGAGAAACCAGTATTCAGATAACCCTAAAACAAGCATTGTTCCTTGGACTTGTTGGGTATAAATTGTTGGCAATTTGCCTTTGCGTAGGTATGAAATATGCGTACTGGCATTGGGACATTTGATCTCGATGCCTGTGTCATCCCACAAACCGTCAGAGGAGCAGCCTATCTCATAGTCGTCCATTTTAATCAGACCATATTCTTCTATATCTACGCCTAGCATCAATTCTGCTAACGCTCTAGCCTCTGACTCTAAGTCGTTACCTCGTTGCATGGCATCAGACTTAAACGTCTCTGTCGGCTTCTGAAGCAGGTTCTCAGCGATCAGTTGGTTGATGAGTCCGTCACGGCTAGTAGACAGCTTCCCTGCGGTAGTAAATACCTTAGAGAAGTTACTCGCTGTCACGACACCAATGCGTTGGATGAGCCAATCGGTCGTACCCTGGATAGCCTGTGAAATTCGCATTTGGTTTCCATAATTCATTAAGTAACTGATAGAGCCTCAGACAGTTTTTACACATACTGTCTAATGACGCTTTTCTCTCAGCGCAGCCTCTGCATCTGATCTCATCTTTCATCATAATTTTTCTATAATCTCGCAAGCATCATCAAATTCTGTTACACGAAGCTGGGTAAGGTTCTGAATTTTTTTCCACTTAAGAATTCGCTTTTCATCTATCTTCTTAGCTGCCAACAGGTTCTGGATTTTAGCTACCTGTTTGACGGAGATCGTGGGAGATGGCGGCTCATGTGACACTTCGTCAGCGTCAGTGTCTTCCTGCGTACTAACGCCAGCAGCAGCCGCTAGGGCGAACTTGCGAACATAAGTAAGTAGTGATCCGTAGGCTTGAGGGTCATGCTTGGAAGAAGGAACTCCAAAGCGTGAGCGAATCCACTGACCGCTAGAATGGATCAGCATAGTCTCTACGCCTACCTCTCCATTGATCGAATAAGGATGTTGGGTGTAGCTGATGCCATTGGCAGTGAGGGTGTCTTTAACTGCGTCACGGATATCATCTAGGGTGGCATAAGCGCCAGTCTTGCCAGTTGCCTTGTCAGCAAACCGACTATTAATGCCAGACATTTTAGCCTTTGGCATGACTTCTTGAGCCTTGGCGAGCGCCGCAGCGAGTTCGTTTATTTGTTCTGATTGCTTCATAAGTAATCTCCTTGAGTAGACTAATCTACCGAAAATGATTACCAACTGCAAGAACTTTTAGGGTGGCAAAACTAAGTTTTTTTTTCTGGTTTTGTCCCTACTATAGATAAAAAAAAGCCCCAAGCGATTCACATCGTGTCAGGGCTTGCAAAACTAACTCAAGGGGACTATCCTTAACTTGTCGGTGGGTTAGCAGCCCTAAATTCTGACTTGAGAAGGAGAAGTAGAAACCCGACAAGGGACATTCTACACCATCCTGCAAGATTCAACCAAGTCTAATACCGAACGTGTGGCAAAGCCTGACGTACTCTGGCTCATGCAAGCTAATGCTGAACTAGCCGCAGAAATGTGAGAAGCAAGCGACCTAAAACTCCTGCGCTGACCCGCCCATGTCAACAGGAACCTGCAAACACACACAATCAGGTCGCGAGCTAGGCATTGAAATAACTTCCAGTTAAGTCTGGCGGGGGAGCGATTCACCACTGTGGATCGTTGCAATGAGTACCAAGTCTTCGGACTTTCCGTTTTGGAGCGTAAGGACACCTAATGCCGTGGGTGTGTTTGCGGGGGAAAATGGGCGCTTGTGCCTGTAATTTGGAGAAGAGAATGGAAGACCTATCAGAGAAGCCTTGTAAGTGTGGTGACGTAATGGGGGAAGTCATAGGCTTCCAAGAGCGAGTAACAGATGGAGAGATGGTGAAATACCGTGTTTGCTGGTACTGCGCAGAGTGTCACTCAGTGGAAAAAGCGATTGGAAGGGAAACATTTGTAGAAACAATTCATGATTAAGGTAAACGATATATGTTGACTACTACCTTTGGTGAAGGCACTATAGCCCTACATTCACTTAACAAGGTAAATAAAGATGACTAATATTAATACTACTTTTAATACTCTCGATTCTGCCATTGCAGGCGCTAAAGCAGCGGGTAACGATATTTTCTCAGGATACGAGAATGAGATTCGCAGCTTAAGAAGCGCATCAGAAACTTTAGGTGTTAATAAGTTTCTTCTAACTGACAACGCATTACTTCTCATGATTGTTGAATATCAAGGAGAACGATTATTAAGCGAAGTTACTGTTTATACCTGCGTATCAGCGCAAGACCTTTCTCTCGCAGTAATAGATGATAACGAGATTAGGGCATACCCTGACTCTTTAATATCTAAATCAGATAAAAAGAGCCGTAAAGAAGCATCTGAACTTTTTTACTTAATAGGCCAAGATTTAGCCCATAAGTTAGCAGCATAATAATAACCGCGCCCTTCGGGGCGCTTTTCTTAGGGGAACAACATGAAAGAATTAGCATCAATCGCAGCTTTAATACTAATAGTAACTGGCATGAGCTTCGCTGGCACGTTTGACCGTGAAGAAGCTGAACGCGCCTCTACTGAGTATACCGAGATGGTATGCCTCAATCGCTTCAATCCAGACATTGGCTGGCCTAATTATAAAAACCTAACCATCACTTGCGAGGGATAACATGAGCTTAATGGAAGCGATTGACGCTAACCTTGATGATTTAGTAGACCGCGAGAACCGCTGTGTCGAAGCAACAGACGCAGCAGCAACTGAGGTTGTGATTGCATGGGTAGCAGAAAACCCACACGAGCTGCAAGAGTTCATGTTTAACGACAGCCCAGTTACCGATTGGGAAGAATTCCATATAGACATGGCTAAAGCATTTTCTGGTCTGATTACCCATAGTGAGTTCTTTGCTAAGTACCAAAGGTTTTATGATATAGCCAAGCGCGACATCATTGATGAGCTAGATTCTAAAATCTGGAACAGGTACACAGACTTTCACGATGTACCTGCTATTGATTGGTATGACTATAACGGTGTCAAAAGGGAAGACTTCTAATGTGGATGTTAACGAGAAATGGTCAGCGCTTTGGTTATGCAACAACTGATAAGGCCGCGATAGAAAAATACCGTAAATGGTACATCACAGACCATTATAAAGCCGAGGCTGCTCAAGTTCAGCTAAGGCTATGGAATGCGTCCAAGACCACTATTCTACAGTCAGAAGCAGAGCAGATAGCGCGTGACACGCTTGAAGAGCAGATTGGGGTACAAAAGGTATGATTATTGAAAACGCCTTTCCTCTAGCCCCTCCATCTGACGTAGAGTCTATGGATGATTACAACAAGCTAAAAACCCTAGACACTAATTACTTTATAAAAAACTCAGAATGGTTTTCAAGGTCTGAATTCTCTGATGAATACAAACGCAATCTGTTAGTGGATTCAGATAGAACAGGAATGGCGGCATCTAATAGACATCATTGGTACGCTAGAATGGCCTGTGACAGTATCAATTGTCCTTCACCTATACGTTCTTGGTATCAGTCTGAAATCAGAGCAACTCTGGAGAATAGTAAATACTTTGCAGAAAGCCCTAAAACAGCTTTGGCCTTAAGGAAGTACATTGCGTCTCAATTTAAGCCATC